CTGGGGCCTGAAAATCCCCCTTCAGATACAGTACAGTGAGCTGAATAATCCAATAGAACTATTGACTAATTCAAGTAATAATCATAATAAAACAACAGGCGCGGTGCGCCTGTGGGAGGAAAACGTGGGATACGAGTTTTTTGAAGGAACCTCATCGTCCGACTCCGAACTTGCACAAGAGCGTGACAGGGCAGCCAAGGAACGCCGTAAGCAGTACGAGGAGGACAAGGCACGGGCTCACCAGAAGAAAATGGACGACCGTGCAGCAGCAGCGCCTAAGGACTTGAGCACCAACCACACCGTTGCGCTCTTCGTGGACACGATTAACACCACATGGGGACTTGCCCCTTGGCGCATTTCAGGCTCCCGTTTCCTAATCGCCCTCAATAAGGCTAGGCTCCAGTACGGAACCACAGGCGTTATTGAGGAGGAGATGGTGAAAATCTTCTTCACCCAGTTAAAGGTCAACAAGGAGACAGACAGCAACAAGCTTTGGATGCTGTTCATTAAGAACTTTTCGGCGCTTGCTTCCCAAGCAACTGTCAGGATTCAGACCCCTGATAAGTTGGAGACGGCTAAGCAACAGTCCGAAGACTCTTGGAAGGGAATGTAATGTTCGATTTATCCACAGTAAAGGTCAGGCGCCGTACATGGCTCCAAATCGCCTCTATCCCCAAGGCTCGCCTTGGCTGGACACTGGATGACTGTACAGATGCCCCAAAATCGGCCCTAGATGGCGTCAGACGGTGGATTGGTGCCGTTTCCGAAGGTAAGGTCATCCTTGCCACGGGACAGCCTCACTGCGGTCGTGGAGTGCTGCTTTATGGGCAACCAGGACGGGGCAAGACCACTCTAGCCCTTGCTGTTATCCAGGATATGCTCCTAAAGTTCTCCCCTGAGGTCTTTAAGCCCTCTGAGGGCAAGGTACTCATCCGCCCTTGCTACTTTGTCACCTTCAACGACGTTCTCGCCCTTAAAGGTCAGCTGATTGGGGATAACGACCTAGAGGAAGAACAGCGCCTTTATGACGGCATGCTCGGAGACTGCAAGGATGATGCTTACAACATTAGGGTTTTAATTATTGATGACGTAGGTAAAGAACACGCCAGTCTTTCAGGGTGGCAGAGCAGCATGCTTCATCACGTTCTTAGAACTCGCTTTAACAACGGACTTCCCACTATAGTCACCACCAATATCGCTAGAGATGATTGGGCAGAAACTTACGGAGATGCGACAGGTAGTTTTGCTAAAGAAGCGTTTGTCTACTTGCCTATCGATGGGGACAAGGATTTGAGATAATGGATAACATGTTGGACGAAAACGTTTCACTCCTTCAACAGTTTCTGACCTACTCGGCCGTATCTGGTCCAACTATTATTGAGGTGGGTATTAACGACCACAACCGCGTTGTTTGTACTTGCAATCGGTTTATCAGCGGTTCTGGATGTAAGCACGCCAGACTTGTACGCTTTCGCATGGAGGCCAATAATGGTGTCTATGACAACGGCATCAACAGTAGGGCAACCGCTGAGGATAAGCACAAAGCATCGCTTTCTTGCAAAAACCGCAGAGAGTTCGTAGCAAAGTTTGGAACGATTGAGGTAGCTTAAATGCGAAACGGGGATATTAGCAACGATGTGCCAAAGCGCATACTCGTTGTAGCAGATGTATTTACCAATACCACAGAGTATAAAACCAAGAACAAAATTTTTTTTACAAAGACCACACAGATACGCAAGTTTAATCGAGGCCTATTAAGCAAGCTCTACCTTGTTGCTAACAACAGCCCGTTTACCTTTGAAATGGTCTCTGTAAACATGACAGAAGAAGACCTCATCGTTTCCTTTAACAACTTGGAGCGAGAGGGAACTAATCCCTTTAGATACTGCACCGCCTACGATTCCGTCAAGGATTTAGTCAGTGCACTGCCGTTTAGACCTGAGGTTGCTTTTGTGGTAGACATACCTACTCGTAAGGGCATGTACGGTCACTGGGGATTGGATATTACTGAACTATGAACAAGGAAACTCTGCTTCTTAGTAAGACTATCCAGTCCCGTAATCTTGCCCCGTTATTTGAGCGCAATGTCAATGACTCTTGGTTTGTAGACAATGAAGACCGTAAAGTTTGGACACTGCTTCGAAAACACTTCACTAAGTACGGTGAGTGTCCTAGCGTTGATGTAGTTAAAGAGAACTTTCCAACTTATAGCGTTGTAGAGGTTCAAGATAACGTTGATTATCTTCTTGATGAGATAGTCGCTGCTCGACGTAGGACGGCTACTGTCACCATGATTGGTGATGCTATTGAGCAGATTGATAAGGCCAAAGACCATGAGGGTGCCCTCATTGCTATTCAGAGTGGACTTATCCGTCTTGAAGAAGATGGGTTATCAAAGTCCACAGATATTGATATTACTGAAAACCCAATGAAACTTTGGGATGACTACCTTTTTCGTAAGAATAACCCAGGCCTATTAGGAGTTCCTACAGGATTTCCAACCATTGATGCTGCTACTAATGGGTTACAGAATGGGCAACTTATCATTATCGTTGCTCCTCCTAAGACAGGTAAGTCAACACTGGCGCTACAAATTGCTCAGAACATCCACCTTAAAGGCAGCACGCCTATGTTCCAGTCTTTTGAGATGACTAACGCAGAACAGCTTTCTCGCTATGTCGCTATGCGCTCTCGTGTATCGCATACTCGTTATCAGTCTGGAGCCCTTACAGATGAAGAAGAGTCCCGCGTACAAGCAAAGCTAAGGGCTATTGAGAGTATGCGCGAGAAGTTCTGGCTTGTAGGCGCTACAGAAGGCTCTACGGTATCTAACATTGCTAGCAAGATTCAGATTCACCAACCCGATGTGGTATTTATTGACGGTATGTATTTGATGATTGATGAGAATGGTGAGAAGCCAGGAAGCCCACAGGCGCTTACTAACATCACACGGTCTCTCAAGCGCTTGGCACAACGGGTTAACAAGCCTATTGTGATTTCGACCCAAGTGCTTGAGAATAAAATGCGTAATGGACAAGTAACCACAGATGCTATTGGTTACTCGTCTTCATTCCACCAAGATGCTGACGTCATCTTTGGTTTACAGAGAGAAGATGAGAACGTAGACGATACCCGTCTCCTTAAGGTCATCGCTTCTCGTAACTCTGGACCAGCAGAGGTATCAATGCTGTGGGACTGGAGTTCAGGACAGTTTAGGGAGATTGACGAGACCGACCTATGACAGTTGATGAGATGGAGAACGTTTTAGATAGGCTTGGTATAGAAATCATTTCTGTAACAGGCTATGAAATCAAAGCCCATTGCCCTGCTCACCTAGAGCGTAAAGGCAAAGCTGACTCCAATCCTTCATGGTCAATCAACGCTGACACAGGGGCTCATAACTGCTTCTCTTGCCACTTTAAAGGCAATGTCCATACCCTTGTTTCATATATGAACGGCGTAGACCTTACTGCAGCAAGCACATGGATTAACAGTGGGGAACGAAACCTTACTAAGGCATTTGACCGACTTATTAATCCACCACAGTCTGTTGTAGAACTGGCCCAACCTGTTACTGAGTCAATGCTCAGCGCGTTTGTAGCGCCGCCAGAGTACGCTCTGAAGTCTCGCGGTATTAGCGCAAATGGCGCTGCTTACTACAACATCTTATGGAATGCCACTAATGCAAGTTGGATTTTGCCACTACGAGACCCTAAAACAGAGAAGCTCGTTGGTTGGCAAGAGAAGTGGTTCCATGAACGCCGATTTAATAACTACCCACCTAAGGTTTCTAAGTCCCACTGCCTCTTTGGGTATGAGCGCCTTGAAGATTCCATCATTGTTGTAGAGTCTCCTTTGGATGTGGCTCGCCTAGTATCCCTAGGTATTTTCGGTGGCCTTGCCGTCTGTGGCTCTGCTATCTCTAACGCCCAAATTAACCTTATTAGAGGCGCTAAAGAGATTATCTTTGCTATGGATAATGACAAGGCAGGGATGTCCGCCTCTATGGATATGCTTCAAAAGTCCAAAGAAATGGGCTTTGAGTGCAGGTTCTTTAACTATGATGAGACGGACGCTAAGGATATTGGTGGAATGAGTAAGTCTGAGATAGTCTACGGTCTACAAAACGCACGTCATTCAATATACGGAAAGAGAGCAGTTCTATGATTATTGGTCTTTCAGGTTACGCACAATCAGGAAAAGACACTGTAGCAGGAATGATGATTGGTCTTCATGGCTACGATAATCGTTCCTTTGCAGAACCTATGCGAAAAGCTCTTTACACTTTAAACCCAATTGTTAACGCAGGGGGTTCTCGACTTCGTAATATGGTTGATGATTACGGTTGGGAAGTTGCTAAGTCCCACACTGATGCACGACGCCTTTTGCAGGTATTTGGAACAGAAATTGGCCGTGAAATGTTTGGCGAAGATTTTTGGGTAGAACAGGCATTTAAGGGGATAAGTTCCTCACAGAAGATTGTTTTTACTGACGTGCGTTTTCCTAACGAAGCCGAGGCTATTAAGAATTTAATGGGAGAGGTTTGGAGAATCCATCGTCCAGGATACGTTCCTGTAAACGACCATCCTTCCGAGTCATCTATGGACGGCTGGAAG